AACTGCTACATTATAAGAAGTTCCATCATAATTTTGATTTGCTAAAGCACCAAATCCTATAGCCACCGCATTACTCCCTGTGTCTTCTGTTGTTAAAGTATAAGTACCAACTGCAACATTGTATTGGCCAGTTGTCAACGCGTCACCAGCATTACCTCCAATTATTGTATTTTGTATACCTGTTGTAACAGATGCACCAGCATCTCTACCTATTGCAACATTGTAAGAACTTCCATCATAATTTTGTGCAGCTAAAGCCCCTCTACCAATAGCAACAGCATCTGAACCTGTATCTTCTGCAGATAAAGCTAAATATCCTATAGCAACATTAGACCAGCCTGTTGTCAAAGCATCTCCCGCATAAGTTCCAAGTATATTATTATATCTACCAGTCGTCATTTCAGCCCCAGCTTGCATACCAACAGCTACATTACCAGCATCAGCTCCTGCGTTTAGTGTTTTTAAAGCTTCGCGTCCTATAGCTGTATTATAGCCATGAGCATCCTCTATGCTAAGCGCTAAATAGCCCACAGCAGTATTATAACTTCCCGTTGTAAGCGCGTCTCCTGCTAAAGCTCCTATTAATGTATTTTGTATACCTGTTGTAATAGCTGCTCCTACGTTATGACCTACTGCTGTATTAAAAGCATCGCCATCGTAATTTTGATTTAATAAAGCTTGATGGCCTATTGCAACACTTTTATTACCTGTATCTTCCGTGCTTAGAGCTGTATGCCCTATAGCAATATTATAATTTCCTGTTGTTAACGCATCACCTGCTAAACCACCTATAATAGTATTTTGTATTCCAGATGTAACCTCTTTACCAGCATCTCTACCTATTGCAATATTGTAACTAGATCCATCATAATTTTGATTTTGCAAAGCACTTCTACCAATAGCAACGGCATCTGAACCTGTGTCTTCTGTAGTTAAAGCTAAATATCCTATAGCTACATTAGACCAACCACTAGTAACAGCGTCTCCAGCTAAACCGCCTATCATAACACTATATCTAGCTAATGTTGTTGATGCTCCTGCACTAGCACCTACAGCTACATTGTATGCATCAGCTCCTGCATCTAAATCCCTTAAAGCATCAACTCCTACTGCAACATTAAAACCGTTAGCATCTTCATTAGATAAAGCAAGATAACCTACTGCTACGTTTTTTTCACCTGTTGTTAAAGATTTACCTGCCCTACCGCCTATAAGAGTGTTTTTTATACCTGTTGTTGTGCCTAACCCTGCTTCATAACCAACAGCTACACTATAAGTTTCACCATCATAGTTTTGATCTACTAATGCTTTCCAACCGATAGCAACAGTTCTACTACCTGTATCTTCTGAGCTTAAAGCTGCATAACCTAAAGCAGTATTGCCAAAGCCTGTCGTAAGCGCGTCACCTGTTATACCACCAATAAGTGTATTTTGCGTACCTGTTGAAATAGATGTACCTGCATCATAACCTATGGCGATATTATAAGCGTCAGCTCCAGCATTTAAAGCAAATAAAGCGTTGTGTCCTATTGCAACATTTCTCCCATGACCATCTTCTGTACTTAAAGCATTGTGGCCTATTGCTACGTTTCTTGTACCGCTTGTTAAGGCATCACCAGTATTTGAACCAATTAAAATATTATATTGACCTGAGTTTATAGAAGTTCCAGTACTATAACCTATAGCAACATTTGAGTCACCGGTTGTTAAAGCATTTAATGCACCGATACCAATACCAGTATTATAAAAAGCGTTGTCTATTGTTCCAGTAGTACTGTGACCAATTAGAAGTGATCCAGTGAAGTTAGTTCCTTCAGCTTTAAAGCCTAAGGCTGATGTTGTACCACCGTAAAGTTCCGTGAAGTTGTCGTTACAAATGTCAAATGCGGCCCTGAGCGTACTTCCAGTTCCGTCATTAGCACTTGAACCTATATTTATAGATTGTAAAGCCATGTTTTATTTATTACATTTGGTTAGCATCAGCTGAAAATAATGTAGAATCAGCTGTAAGTTCAGTAAAGTCTGCGGGTAAAAAAGATCCAGCTGCTACATTTTGAAATACTATTGGTCTGTGTATTTCATAAACTTCACCACTTGCCATAATATTAGAAGCGCTATTAGCAACATCTACTAAACTAAGTGTAGTATCACTATCTATAGCTGAAACAAAAGCAACCGTATCATCTGTAGTATTTACTACTAAATCTCTAAGTTGAACTGTTTCAGTAAACTTTTGAGCAGAATCAACTAGTTTATTTGTAGTTGTAGCTGTAGCTGTACCAGAATCTATAGCGTCTTTATCTCCAGAAAAATTAACCATAATGTTACCAGCTGTTCCAACGTATATTCCAGCGTTTTTGTGTAATATAGCTTTTGTAGCGGTTGTAGATGCTGTTCCTGAGCTAGTTAATTGCTCTAAAGTTTTTGTATCGCTTAAATAATTTACAGCTGCACTACCAATAGTACTACCGTCTTTTAAAAGTACAGCTTTTCTAACTGTTTGTACACCTGGTTTACTTGGCGATCTGTAAGCGTTTGGGCTATTTGTTATATCTCCGTATGCCATTTTAAATTTGTTTGTTTAATTGTTATTATCTTTGTTAACTAAGTTTATTGCTTTTATCATAACTTTGTCAGAATATGATTTACCTTCCATTATTTTATTTCTACGTAAACTAGTTGGTAAATCTTCTTGACCAAGTAACATCCTGTATATCCTACTAATAAGTTGGCTACACTTAAATGATGTTTTATATATTGTATATTTTTGAGTTGTGTTGTTTCTTTGTCGCCAAACAGTTATCCAGTCATTACGCCTTAAACGTTCCCAGCGATTTTTATCCCATGAAAAAGTATAAACTCCGTCTATGTAATCTTTTCTTGTAAACAGCTCCATACAATCAAAGTAAATTAGAAGTTCGAGATCAGCATCTTTTAAATCGTGTGCTTTACAAGCCCATTTTCGTATAATACGATAGTGCTTAAACAAACCTATGCTTCTAAGATCTTTGGCTTCTAATTTTCTCATAAGACAATAACAACGTCTTGCTGTTTTATTACAAGAAATATATTTTCATCTATTTCTACATTAAAACCAGCATGTTTATCGTAGTATATATTGTCATTAGTTTTAACACCTTGAACTAAACTACCAACGCTTTTCACAACACCTTGTCTATATCTTATGTCTTCTTTTATTTTATCTGTAAGAAGCAAACCACCTCTTGTTTTAGTTGGTTTTTGTTTTACTTCTTCTATAACTAAATAATTACCTACTGCCTTCATTCTTCCCTCATATTACTAATTACACAATCAGTTGATAATATAGTAGTAGCAACAGATACTGCATTTTTTAATGCGCTTTTAGTTACAAGTAAAGGATCAATAATACCTTCATTGATCATGTTAACTGTTTCACCGGTTATAACATTTATACCTTTACCTTTACCTTTTTGAGGTACATATTCTAATCCAGCATTTTTAAGTATTGTTTTATATGGATACTTTATTGCTTCTATAAATATATTAGTACCTTCAGTTTTTTCTTTAATATTATTAGCCGCGTTTAATAAAGCTACACCACCGCCAGGAACTATACCTTCTTTTACTGCAGCTTTTGTAGCATGTATTGAATCATCAACTCTGTCTTTTTTTTCTTTAAACTCTACATCTGAGTTTGCACCTATTGATATAACAGCAACATTACCAGATAATATAGCTAAACGTTCTTCTAGCTTTTGTGTTCTTAAACTAGGGTCAAGTGTTTTAATTTGATCTTCTATAGCTTTTATTCGCTCTTTAGCTTCTTCTGGTATTTCAGTAACTTTTAATACTGTTGACTTAGCATCTGATATACATCTTTCACATTCACCTAACATATCAGGTGTGATTAAATCTACATCATCACCATACTCTTCGTTTATATGTGTAGCGCCTGTAACAGCAGCAATATCATCTAAAAAGTCTCTTTTCCAAAAGCTAAAACCGGGAGGTGCAATAACACTAGCCTTTATATTACCTTTTATTTTATTCATTACTAGTGCAGCCATAGGTTGTTTTTCTAACTCACCTATTATTAGTATTGATCTACCTTGTTTAACAGCATATTCTAATACAGTTTGTATTTTTCTTACCGATGCTATTGGTGAACTAACTAATAATACTAAAGGCTTTTCTAATGTAACAGTTTGTTTACCTGTATCTGTTACAAAATTTGCATTAGCAAATCCTTGATTTATTTGTGAACCTGAAACTAGTTCAACTGTAGTTTCTTCTGATTTAATATCAGGGTCCATCATTACAGTACCATTTTTACCAACTTGTTTAAAAGCCTCGCCAATTACTTTACCTAAACTTTTATCGTTGTTAGATGATATTGTAGCTACTTGATCTATCATATCATCTTCAACTGGTACTGATGTATTTTCTAAATATTCAACGGTTTTATCGCAAGCAGCTTGTATATCTTGCTTTATGTTTCTTAAACTATCACTACCTTTGTTTTTATAAGCTTCACTTAATATTGCATGAGCTAAAACAGTTGCAGTTGTAGTTCCATCACCTGCTTCACTAACTGTTTTTCTAGCTGCTTCTTTAATTAATGTAGCACCTATATTTTCTACAGGTTCTCTTAAATTAACAGAGTTAGCAACAGTTACACCGTCTTTTGTTATCATGGGTCTACCCATAAAATCTTCTAGTATCACACACTTACCGCTAGCTCCAAGTGTGGAGCTAACAGCAGTTGTGAGTTTGTCTATACCTGTAAAGACTTTTTCTTTAGCATCACTGCCAAATGTTAAAGCCTTCACAATGTCTTGTGGATTTTGCATTTAATTTAATTTAATTTAGTTAATGTTATTTAAAAGTTTTAACAACTTTTGGACCATTAAGAAACTCTACTTTTTTACCGTAGTGATCAACTGATCCGTCAATAGCAGCTTCAGCGCCATCAACTGTTTCTCTTCTGGTTACATCAATCCAAGTATCTTCTTCCTCAGGATGTTGGTACTCGGTTTGGTAAAAACCATTTGGTAACTGAGTTATTCTCCAGTTTGTTTTGTCAGCTAAGTGCTTCCAAAATTCAACGGTTTCTTTGGAAATTTGTGGTTGACTATTCCACGTTTTAGTCGAATAAAAAAATGTCATTGGTTTTGGTTTTAATTAAACATTTGGTTTTGCCCTACACCGGGCCGGTTATTTTTTCTTTTTGGTCTTACGTTTTTTCTTTTTGCCTTTTTTCTTTTCGTTTCTTGACGCCCAAACTGCTTTTCTTTGAGCTGCGCTTTTATATCCCATAATATATATTACCTATTGTCCACAAGGTTTACCCGTGGCTATGTTAACCCATTTTTCTTTTTTAAACCAATCACGTAATGTAGCACCTTTTTTACGAGCACCTTTTACATTTGATTTACTAGATCTTTTGTATTTACCTTTTGAAGCAGCAGACTTTTTAGCATTGATAACTTTTTGCTTCTGCTTTTTGCTCATACTTTTATATTTAGCGTATGGTAAACAAACTTTTGAAGTACCTCCTCCTTTTACAGACATAATTATTTCTTTTTACCTACACCCCAGTTTTTAGCACCTCTTTTTCTACACTGAACTAATTGTCCAGATGCATAAGCGCTAGGCCATACCTTAACAGCTCTTTTTACTTTGTGATAACAAGCGTCTTTTTTACCTTTAGCCATAATTAACTTTTCTTTTTTATAGGTACACAGTTATTAACCATTCTGTTACCTTTCTTTTTTAAACCTTTTTTTACGTAACCTTTCCAGCAAGGTTTTTTATTTTTTCTTTTTACCACGTTTTCTCTTTTTTAAAGCTTTAAAATCAGCTCCAGTTATTATATCAAATGGTGGCGCAGTTCTTGCTATTCTTTTTTGATTAGCTGTTAACTTTTTTTTCATATTATTTTTTTTTATATGGAAACATTATATTCATAGCATCACGCCTGCCTTCACAGCCACAAGGTATATTTAAACCTCTTGAAACTGTATCTACCATTTTTTTTATTCCTGTGGCTTTTGTAAACTTATGCACACTATCTCCTAATCCTCTTGATTTCATATTAACACTTCCATCTTTTTCTAGCTGCTTTACCTCTTGGGCCTGTCCAACCTTTTGATCTAGCACAAAAAGATTTTCTTCTTTTAGCTGCTTTGCTACCTTTTTTAACTTTACCAGTAACAGCTGTTTTTAACTTACCTTTTGTAGTTTTTCTAGGCTCGTTACTTTTTTTACGAGGCATAGCTAGTTACTTTTTCTTTTTCTTTTTCATGACCTTTTTTTTCTTTGCAGGTCTTCCTTTTTTCTTTCCGTATGTACCTTTTCCGTATGGCATAATTTCTAATTTTTAAATGTTAATATTTATGAGAACGGTGTTGCAGGTGTTCCAGAACACAATAATGTTCCTTCAACATGCCATTTATCAGCCGCTATATTTGTTACTGTTACTTTACTACCTCCTCTACCAGTTGTAGTACCATCAAATGTTATTTGATGAAATGTGTCTGAAACTTGAACTGCAAAAGAAGCAGTAGCATCTGACGAATCTACATCTATAGTTGTAACTGCTCCAACTAAATCTTCATCTGTAGAATCAGCACATTGTATTCTTTTTGTTCCAGCAGTATCATCTAATACTATAAAGTTAAAGTACACACCGGTTATATCACCAGCACCAGAGTCTGGTAATGTAAATGTTGCAGCTGCGTCGTTAAATACAAATGTTTCACCTGAATCGTTTGCTGTTAAAGTAGTATCAGCAGTAATTGCTGTAACAGGTGTTCTAAGACCTAGTATATGTGCGCCAACTGTACTACTGTTACCAATAACTGTTTTATTAGCACCATCACCTGCAGCATTATAACCAATAACAATTTCATTATCTGTTCCGTTAGCGCTAGGTTCTGCGTTATAACCCATAAGCACGTTTTGACCACCTGTTGTTATTGATGAACCAGCTGTATAACCAAATATTGTGTTATATCTTCCAGTTGAAACAAGAGCTCCAGCACTATGACCAACAGCTGTGTTGTAATTTGTAGCGCCAGCGTTAGAGTTTTTTAATGCTTGCCAACCTATAGCTAATATATTTCCATGATCATCTTCAGACATTGCAGCTTGATAACCAATAGCTAACATATAGCCACTACTATTATATGCTTCACCAGCTTGATGACCTATAGCAATATTATTGTTATTACTCGTCATTGATTTTAGCGAATAATTACCTATAGCAATATTTCTATCACCTGACGTTAAAGCTACACCAGAATCTTTACCTATTGACACATTATCATTACCGGTAGTAATAGCAAGACCAGCTCGACTACCAAGCGCTGTATTTCTTTCAGCTCCATTTTGAAGATATAAGGCGCCATATCCTACAGCTGTGTTTTCATCACCACTTTGTTCTCTTTCTAAAGCGGATGTTCCAATAGCTGTACATTTATTAGCATTGTTTAAAAAAAGACCAGCTTGATAACCAATAGCTACGTTATAATCTCCGCTTACAAGTGCCGTAAGAGCAGCATTACCTATAGCTATATTGTATAAGCCACCATTTTGAGCATTTAAAGCGAGGGTACCAATAGCAATACTAGCACTAGCTGTATCTTCAGCTGATAAAGCAGCATTACCAATTGCAATATTGTTACTACCTGTAGTAATCGCATCACCAGCATTAATACCAATTGCAACATTACTGCTACCACTTGTTATTGCAGTACCAGCGTTATAACCTACTGCTATATTATTACCGCCTCCATTAAGACTATCTAATGCAGTATCACCTAAAGCAACATTAAATCCATTTGTACTAACAGGTGCTGTACTATGCCCAACTAATAAATCATTATCAGTTTGTACAAAATCAACACCAGATCCAGCAGATCCCCACTCTAAAGTGTTACCTGATGAAGGTACTTTTAAAACTTGTCCAGATGTACCAGTTGTGGTAGGTAGTTGAAAATATGTAGAACCAGATGTATCACCTACTTTTAAATTACCTTGTATATATGCATCTTTAAATGAATAAGATGTAGAACCTAAATCTACACCATTATCATCAGCTGGGTGGAATATAGTTGTACCAGCATTGCCTAATAAAACTGAATTATCAAGTACAGCTGTTACATTGTTACCAATCACCATTTGATTTTGTGCATTAGAACCAGATACATCAGATCCGTAACCTATAATAGTATTGCCATCACCTGTTGTTATTGTATCACCAGCATGAGCACCTATTAATGTATTTTTAGTACCAGTGCTTACAGCTCCACCAGCTTCAACACCAATAGCGGTGTTCCATGTAGAACTATTAGAAGAAGGTTCTTGAGCATATAATGCTTTATAGCCTATACCAAGTGAATCATTACCATCAATATTTGTATAACCAGCTAAACTACCAATAAATGTATTTCTAAGACCTATTGTAGTAGCTCTACCAGCTTCAACACCAATACCTACGTTAAATGTATCAACAGCACTAGATGGTTCTTGTGAATATAAAGCTCTATAACCAATAGCAGTTGATTTACTACCATCAATATTAGTTGTTAACGCTTCAGTACCAATCGCGGTGTTTTGAGTACCTACAGATGTAGCTTTTAAAGCAAGAGCACCAACACCAGTATTATATTGACCAGTTGTATTATCTTGACCAGATCTAGAACCTAAAAACGTATTGTAAGTTGCAGTTGTTGTTGCTTCACCAGCTTCATGTCCTACAGCAACGTTGTGAGTATATCCATCTGCTGGTTCTAAAGTTTTAAATGCTTGATGACCTATAGCAACAGTTCCGTCACCATCTATATTTGTTTTTAATGCTTCATATCCAATTGCTACGTTTTGCAAACCACTTGTTACAGCTAGCGCAGCTGAATGACCAATAAGAATATTGTCTGTACCTGAAGTAACAGCATATCCTGAATCATAACCTATAGCTACGTTTCTACCACTACCATTTTGACTATATAAAGATCTTGCTCCTACGGCAACAGATTGTGTACCAGCATCCTCTAGTTGTAATGCTTGATAACCTAAAGCGGTGTTTTCAGTACCAGTAGTTATATTTTGACCGGCAAAAGCACCTAATGCTGTATTTTTTGTTTCAGCAGAACCACCAACATTATGTGATTTTAAAGCCCAATGACCTACAGCGGTAGATGAACTACCAACAGTGTTTGTTTGTAAAGCTGAAGTACCAATAGCTGTATTTTGAGAACCTGTAGTAATAGCTGTACCTGCAGCGTAACCTGCAACTGTATTGCTATCACCAGTTGTAATAGCATCAAGAGCAGTAACACCAACAGCTATATTATATTGAGCTGTACTAGTAGTAGAACTAGGATCATGTCCTAAGTACATAGAGTTAGTTTCTATAAGTACATCGCTTAAGTAATTTAAGCTTAATGCTGCTCCGTTTACTTGTAATGAGTTAAAATTAGCAAGACCTGTAGAAGTTATAGTTGTAAAAACACCTGTTGATGGTGACTCGCTACCAATAGCCACACCATCTATTTCACCACCACTTATATAAGCAGGACCAACCGGATCACCGTCAGTACCTAATTGATCTATATATGCAATACCATCAATATAGATGTCTTGCCATTGTGCTGAAGATGAACCTATATCGTGTGAGTCATCTGCGTCAGGTACTATATCACCTGTAAATGTAGTACCAGCTGAGGTATTACTTGTAAAGTATGATCTAAGATCAGTCAGTGAAAACAACTTAGTTGTTCCCGCGTCTGTTCCGAGTAATTTCTCTGATCCTGATATACTTGAATCTGTAGCGTATGTTTGTATTCTTGCCATTTTGTTTTATTGTTGTTTATTATCCTGCGGAAATTTTAAGGTCTCCACTGCTATTCCATAATTGCCCTGCAACACTTGGATCTGATGTTGGTAAATTGGGCATTAATACTTTTATTGTTTCTATTTTTGTAGATACATCACCACCGTCTAACACGATGTAATTACTTAAACCACCTGAACCGTTATCGTTTTGGAATATAACGTCTCCGTCGTTTGTTTCATTTTTTATATATAAATCACCTGTGTAAGCAGCTATATAATTATTACTACTTTGATGCCATAATCTTAAATCTCTATCGTCACCTAAAGCAATTTGCATTTGATCACCCCATAGAGTAGTTGTAAATCCAGTAGATGCAAGTGAGCCATCACACATAAAATAAGTTATTGTTGAACCTGCTCCATTATCTGTCTGGAAAATTATATCTTTATCGTCTGAATTATTTCTTATGTATAAATCACCTGTATCGTTTTCAATTTTAGTATCAGTGCCGTCGTGAAAAATATTAAAATCTCCACTATCACCAAACTGTCCTTTTACATTATCTTGATGCTCTGTGTTTTTACTAAAAGTTGTTTTTTCTTGTCCACCATCAATAGTCATATATGTAGCCGTACCACCAGAGCCATCATCAGACTTAAATATTATATCACCATCATCAACAAATTGTGCTATTTGTAAATCCCCAGTGTTATTAACAATTTGACTTAGAGTTCCATCGTGAAATAATCGCATATCACCACTAGCACCCCCACCAAGTTGAAGTTTTGAATTATCAGGAAATATTGTTGCAACTACCCCACCATCAAGTCTAAAATATTCAGTTGTACTGCCTGAGCCATCGTCAGAGAAGAATTTAATATCACTATCATCAGCTTTATTTTGTATAGTCAGATGTCCTACGTTGTTGTTTATTTCTGTATTACTTGAATCGTGTACTAATTGTAAATCGTTACTTGTACCAACATTTAAAAAAACATTATCTAATACTTTTATATCCTTACTAAATATATTTCTTTCTTCACCACCATCAACTCTAAAGTACTCAGTTGTGCCTCCAGAACCATCATCTGATTTAAAAATTATATCTCCATCATCAGTGTTATTTAATATTTCTAAATTCCCTGTACCATTGAGTAAATATGAATCTGTACCATTGTGGTATATTTGTAAATCACTAGATGAACCAAAATTTGCAATAATATTATCTAAATGTTGAGTAGCTTTTTCAAATTCAGTTCTTGTTTGTCCTCCATCTAATCTAAAATACGTATCAATACCACCACTTCCATTATCACTTTGAAAAATTATATCTCCATCATCTTGTGAAACTTTGATTATAAGGTCTCCAATTGTGCTATCTATAATATTTGTACCTGATGAGTGAAATATTTGTAAATCATCAGTAGTACCAAAATTAGCTTTTACACCATCAATAAATCTTGCGTTTTTAACAAACCTGTTTAATTCGTATTGTCCGTCAATTCTAAAGTATTCAGTTAATCCACCAGATCCATCATCACATCTAAAGGATATATCTTTATCGTTACCACCATTTTGAATTACTAAATCACCTGAATTCTGCGTGTTTTGTACATAACTATCTGTACCATCATGCATAAGTTGTAAATCGTTTGAGTCGCCTAGATATATATATTGATTATCTCCTAAATTAATATCACCACCCATTGATATAGCGTCTACATAAGCTGTTCCATCAATATATAGGTTACGCCACTCTTGTGTAGAGGATCCTAAATCATAAGTATTATCATCATCAGGTATTATATGTGAATCTACATCTGCGCCAAACACAACGTTATCAGAAGCAGCATCACCTATAGTAATTGTGCCTCCGTTAAATGTCGATGTACCTGTAACTACTAAATTACCACCAATGTTTACGTTACTAGAAAGAGTAGCTGTACCGGATACACTCAACGTGCTGTTAAATGTTACAGCACCTGTATTTGTAAGCGAGCCAGATAATAATGTTGGCCAAGGAATATTAGATTTTATAAAGTATTTTTCACCAGAAGGTGTAGGTAGTGTGCTTTCGTCAGCCCATATGAAGTAAGCATTAGTAATATTACCTTCAGTATAGTCTAAATCAAACTTATGCATGGCTAAAGTGCCTACAGTACCTGTTCTATGTGCAAATTCACTAAT